TAGGTTTCTACATCCTCGGATGTAGTGAGACGCCTAAGGGAATTGACATCTACCGCCTAAAGGCACCTTTGCAGATCTATTTGATTTGTGATTTTCGGTGCGTTTGGACGGAGCCACACACCGAAAATCACAAACCAAAAAGATCTGCGAAGGTGCCTTTAGACGGTAGATGTCAATTCCCTTAGGCGTCTCACTACATCCGAGGATGTAGAAACCTACCTTTCGAAATAGAGCGTAAAGATAACAAAGCGATGTTGTGGCTCGAAAGGGTTCTACTCGTATACCAAGGAGCCATTGCTGGCGCCTGGGCACGAGGTAGGAGTTCTTGGAATTACCAGAAGAAATATACGTACACCTCTGCGGTGACCGGATGGATTCTCAAGAACTGGAAAAGGGAGGGGCAAGATGCTACGCTGAAAAAGCTCAAACTGAATCTTGCTCTACACCAACCCCCTAAACCTGGGAAAAAGCCCGTTGCGAGGGCCTCTCCCTTGATGCGCAAACTGGTACCGAAGTGCGTCCTCTATAACAGGGACGCCTTTATCCAGTTTGCTCTGATAGATCGCGCACTACCGACAGCTGTCGGTCACCGCACTATGCAAAAGGCGTTATCAGAACATCAAAGTGTTTATACAACCAAGCATCATCCGCCGCAGGCGTAGCTAGAGAATTGGAAATCGTTCTTATCGGGCCCTAAGGGTCCCAAGATACCACTCAATTGGACAGGGTTAGGTCCAAAACTCAAATTCTCTGGCGCGCTGGGAATCAAACGGTCGGCCCATGGGCTCGACCTATACTCGCGACTCATAACAGAGGCGACAACAGTTAGACTCACACGGAAAGAAAAACAGAACAAGAAGCTTTAGAGCATCGTTTCTAGAGTTCCTTTATACGGGAGTAATTGTTGGTCCTCACTAATCAAACTAGTTGATCATGAGTCCGAAGTCGTTCCGATAGCGGAGAATGGTTGTAAAGTAAGGGTGGTCACTAAGTCCACCGTCCAGACCGTGCACGCGGGGCACGCCTGGAGAGATCGTTTATGGCAGTACTAGCGCACCCATCGCTGGACGCGGGGACCTCTTACCCAATTGGATCCCCCGACTATTGAGGCAGACCTCAATAGGTGGGCTAAAAAAGTCACGGCGAGGATTCCACTCTGGGAACACACCTCGTCCGATTTGACAGCTGCTACCGATAACCTGAGCCTTGACTATGTACTGGTTTTCATACAATGGCTCGAAAAGCTTCTCTAGACCCCAGAGGAGTTAGAAGCAGGAGAGGTTATTCCTGAGTTACGTGTAATGTAGTTATCCCAGACACT